ATGAACGGTAATTATTCCAACCGCCATTCCGCATAATACCCGCAAAACCGGAAACATCCCCATCACCCATGATCTCACCCGACACCCAGCTTGTCATTGAAGCTCTGCATGCAGGGCAAGAGGCGCATCCGGTGATTGAGCCGTTGGCGCTGGATGAGTTGCTGGTGCTGGGCGAGGAAGGCGCGGCGGAGGCGGTGGCGGCGCGGGCGGATGCGATTCGCGAAATGGCGGAGCAACCGCTGGATCAGGGCTGGGTGCCGCAGGATTGGTGGCTGTTCTTGTTGGAGCTGTGCCGGAAGCGTCTGGAGCATCCAGGGCGCGTTCTGGAGGTGCTGGTGAGCGGCGGGATTCGTGCGGGCAAAACGCATGTGGCGGCCTCGCTGGCGGTGCAGCATTGGAAGCATGCGCAGAAGGCCACGGTGTTCTGCATGAGCCGTCGCGAGGAGGACTCGCAAAACCTTCAGCAGAAGCCCATCGAGTCGTTCCTGCCGCCCGAGGCTCTGGGCGGTGCGGCGGGCAAGATCAAGCAGGATAAGCACCAGAAGGCGAAGTTCAGCGGCGGCAAGTTCACCGATAACCAGTTCAGCCGTTACCTCATCGTCACCGGGGCCAATGGCGAGCGCTACACCGGCGGCGGCATGGTGCAGTTCCGCTTCTTCACGCAGGAACTGGAGAGCTTCCGGGGCTACGCGCTCACGTTTGTGTGGTCGGACGAAGGCATTCCCGTCGATCACGTCAAAGCGCTGAAGGATCGTCTCGCCTCGCGAGCCATCGAAACGCAACGCGATGAGCACCGGAAGCAAATGCTGGCGCTGCAAAGCTACCTCGTGCCGCTCGCGGATGGCGTGCCCGGTGCCAAACGGCCGCATGGCGAGCTGCTCGGGGCGCTCATGCACGGCGTGCATCTCATCACCTACACGCCCGAGGAAGGCTTTACGCCGACGGTGCGCTACTTCATGCAGGGCGCGGTGAAGCCCGACAAGTTCAAGGTCATTGCCCCCGAGCTGGCGGCGAAGGGCGGCTGCAAAGATCCGCGTGTGCCCAAGATCGCGTATCCGCTGGAGCCGACCCGGTTGGTTTGTTACCTGCACACCGCCGCGAACAAATACGTCAACGTCTATCCCCAGCTCTCCAAGGACTACGCTGGAGCCGATGAGAAGACCGTCCGCATCAAGCTCTACGGCGACGCCGAGGCCGCCAGCCGCAGCGAGTTCGAGGCCGTGTGGAAACCGGAGCAGCACCTGTGCGATTGGAAAGACCTGCCTCGCGATGGCACGCTCTACGAGATCATCGACGGCGCGGAGGCCAAGCCGTTTTTCATCGGCTGGTTCATCGTCGATCCGATGGGGCGGTTCTGGCAGGCGCAGGAATGGCCGTGTGAAAGCATTGCGATCGACGACATGATGCCCGGCCCGTGGGCTGTGATGAGCGAAAAGGACCGCATGAATGGCGACGAAGGCCCGGCGCAAAAGCTGCGTCTCGGCTGGAACTTCGAGCAGTATGCCGAGCTGGTGTGGCAGATGCGGCATCGCCTGCTGGAGAAGATGAAGGAAACCGGCGGCGAGTGGCAGGGCCGCACCGTGCAGCATCCCGTGAAAAGCGGCGATGCCATCCTGTGCGCCGAGCCGTTCGAGACGTATGGCGATCCGCGTTGGAGCCAGTGGAAGAGCGGAGCCACCGGAGCGACCATCCAGCAGGAGTTCTACGACCTGCCCAATGGCTTCACCATCCTCGTGCCCGAAGGTGTGCGCGTGCAGGAAGGGCTCGCCCTCGTGCGCGATGCCTTCGCCACCACCATCCTCATGCAGCCCAAAGCCCGCGTGAACCGCGAATGCACCAACACCATTTTTGGTTTGCAGAATTTCACGATCCCCGACTACGCCGAGCAGACCAAACGCAAAGACGAAGCCTGCAAAGACCCCGTGGACGTGTGGCGCTACTTCTGCCTCGCCGGGCCGGAGCATGTGCCGCCCGCGGGTTTGGAGATCGTCAGGGGCGGGAGTTATTGAGACAATCAAACAAGGAGACAATCAGACTGTGAGCGACACACCAACAACACCAACATCCGACTACGGCGAGCCGTGGAAAGTCGGTCGCATTGATCGCCCAATGGAAGGCCGTCATGGGCACGATCCACTGATGCTGCACCGCACTGCCGACGCCATGATCGCTTACCGCAATTCCACCTCGACAAAGCCATGACCACCACCCCAAAACCCACCGCTGCCGCCAAAGCGCCAAGCAAGCCCGCGTTGAAAACCTTGATCACCTGGGCGGAGGTGATGGCGCATGCGCGGCGGGCTCGGATTGGCGAGCACACGGCGCGGAAGATCATCTGCCGGCAGGACAGCCCGGCTAGAATCCTCTTGCCAACCATGACGGCTTACCGCTATGATGAGGCCGTTGTGCTGCGGGAGTTTGGGCTGCTTTGATCCATTCCTGCCCGCACGGCCATGCTCACTTCCGACCTCGAAACCGGCGAAACCTACGTCGTCGCCTCCGATGAAACGCTCGATCCCACCTGGGTGATCGACGAGATGACGCTCTCGCTCACCGATCTCGGGCCGTGGATTCAGGACATGCAGGACCATGAGCGCACCGCGCTGGCTGTTTGGGCCGGGCAGTCGCAGGATGGGCGCAAGCATGCCGCGAACTACGGCAAGAAAGTGTTCCCCTTCGAGGGCTCCGCCGATTCCCGCGTGCATCTGGCAGGCGAAGCCATCGACCAGCTCACCATGCTGGAGATGTTGGCGATCGAGAGCGCCAAGGTGCAGGTCATTGCCATGGAGGCCAGTGATGCGGCCGCGTCCAAGAAGGTCGAGACGCTGATGAAATACGAGACGCGGCAACGCCTGCGGGCCGAGCTGTGGCGCGAGCGCAATTTCGCCCGGCAGATCAAGCACACCTGGGGCCATGCCGTGATGCACGTCGGCTGGGAGCAGCGCATGGGCACGGCGCAGGTCACGCTCAGCATTGAGGATCTGGTGCAAGATCACACGCAAACCAAACTCGCCGAGGCCCGCCTGCAAGCCGCCGAGGCAGGCATGCAGCCCATCGACGCCGATGGCGAACTGCTCACACCCGAGCAGCAGCTCGCCATTGCCGATGCTGCCGAGGCCGAGCTGAACGACTTGCTGCGGGCGGAAGATGTCGCGCCCATCGTCGCGATGATCCGCCGCCGTCACCCGCTGCTCTCGCCCGTGCGGGCGCGGCGTGTGGCGCGTGAATTGCGCACCGAGGACAGCGTGACCTTCACCGCGCCGTATCGCAAACCGGGCAAACCCTGCGTCCGCGCCTACCTGCCCGGCATTGATGTGTTTTACCCGCACTGGTGCGGCCAGGTGGACCGCGCTCCGTGGGTGGCGCACGTCGAGCAATACACCGAACCTGAGATCAAAGCCAAAGCCAAGACCGACGGCTGGAACGAGGAAGCCATCGACGCCCTGCTGGACATGGGACCGAAGCCCGTTGTCGATACCTCTGCCGTGCTCAATACCACCGCCGCCAGTGTCGAGCGCATCCTGAACGAGCCCGCCCGCGACACCTTCACCGCCCGCTATCGCAATCGCGAACAGACCTGGTATGAGGTGCTGCGCATCACCGTGCAGACCGTCGATGAGGAAGGCTATCCTGCCGTGCAAGAGCTGATCCTGCATCCGTCATTGGTCGGCAAGGATCGCCGCAAAGCGGACAAGGAACTCGTGTTCGTCAACCGCTTGCTCGATTACTACTTTGACGGCGGCTGCTACGTCGATCTGCGTCGTGAATACAAGGCACGTCCGCTGTTTGAGAGCCGCGGCGTGCCGGAAATGGTTGGCACGCATCAATACCTGCTCAAGAGCACGCGCGATGCCAGCATGGACCGCACGAGCTTTGCCACCATGCCCATCGTGAAGGTCACCGGCCGCCGTGCTGGCAGTGGTGCCCGCTGGGACTATGAGCCCGGCACGAAGCTGCCCGTCGAGTCTGGCGGCGATGCCGACTACATGCGCCCGCCTCCCTTGGATCAAGGCACGATCCTCGATGCCAACGAGATCCGCAAGGACGTGGCCAATCTGCTCGGCCTGCATCATCGCGAGATCGACGTGGCGAAGGTGCAGATGCACCAGCAATGGATCGTCGCCGGAGCCCTCATGGAGGAGCGCGAGATCCTGCGCCGCATCCTTGCGCTCGATCAGCAGTTCATGGACCCGCTCTATGTCAGCCGGGTGCTTGGCAATGGCCCGCAGCCTTTTCAGGTCACCCGCGAGGAGATCGCAGGCAGCTTTGATTTCGTGCTGGAGTTCGACGTGAAGAGCCTGGACATGGAGTATCTGCAAAAGCGCTGGAGCGCTTTGAAGGACGCCTTCAGCATTCCCGGCGTCGCCGGACAGGTGCCCACAGTGCCCGTCGTGTCGTGGCTGCTCAACAACATCGACCCCGGCCTGGCCGATCTGGTCACCGGCAGCCTCAGCGAGCGCAATGCTGCCGAGGCTGAAGAGGAAAAAGCCGCCATCGCCATGCTGCTGACTGGCGTCGAGCCCACCGTCACCGAGAGCATGGATGCCGCCACCCGTTTGCAGGTGGATCAAGAGCAGATGCAGAAGAACCCCGCCGTGGCCCAAGCCTACGCCGCCGGTGGCATGTTCACCGAGATGCTCAACCGTCGCATGGCCGCTTTCCAGTTTGCCGTCCAGCAGCGCACGGAAAATGCGCAGGTGGGGCGCACCGGTTTCAAACCTGTTGTTGAATAATTGATCTCATGCCACGCCCAGCCAAACGCCTGCTCATTGAAACCTGCATGGAGGCCGGTCCTTTGACCGAAGGCCAGATTGCGGATGCACTCGAAGCCACGCATGACACGCGGGAGATGCGGGCCGTGATGAGCTTGCTGGAATGCTTCATCGGCGAAGCGCATGCGGAGATGACCGTGCGCAATCAAGAGCCGCGCATCCGCGATGAGGCCAGCGGCGCGGCACGATACCTAAAGGACTTGCGAGCGGACATCATTCGGTTGACGGCGCGGACGATGCCGCAGGCCAAAGCGGAAAACTGAACCGCAAACGACCGCAAAGCATGGCAAACGGTGGCAAACGAGGGCAAACCGGGAGCGCGTGAGATTGTCGGCAGGCTGCCGGTGTGATGCAGTGGCGGCGTGCGCAGGGCGCACGTCTTATGTTCATCTCAACTCATGCGGTTCCAAACGCACCGGCTGCCCGCTCGGCAGGTGGTGATGTCGCCTCCGCAGGCGGCACGGGCTCGAACGCACCCGTAGAAGCTGGCGTTCAGGGCGGTCCTGGCGGATCTCCGTTGTCCATTTTTGAGTCTCTTGCCGGCCACACGGTTGCCGAGCAGTTGGCCGCGATGGGTGCAGCGGAAGGAGTCAAGACAGAGCCGGTGAAGGCCAAGGCCAAAAGCCAGCCGACACAAGCCGCCGCAAAACCGAAGTCTCCACCTGTCACCTCGACAGCCGACGATGACGACGACGCGGGAACCGATGACGCCGATGAGTCCAACAACACGGACGGGACCAATCAGGACCGCGATGCGATCCTGCCCGACGATGAGGATGAGTCTGCCGAGGTGACCGCCGAGGACGAATCGGATGCTGACGAATCCAACGACGATGCGGACGACGGGGAAGCAGGCGACAATGACGACGCTCCCGAGGACACGAAGGAAGCCGCCGCCAAGCTCAAGGCACTGGAAAAGGACAATTTCAAGACGCGGGCCAAAAACCGCGAACTGCGCGAGCAGCTTGAGAAAATCCAAACCCGTGTGCAGGAGATGGAAAGCCAGGGCACCACAGCAGGCACGCCGCTCTACGGCATGCCGGAAGGATTCGAGGCCGTGAAAACGGAGCAGGATCTGACCCAGCTCGAAGCGCAATGGCAGGCAGCCAAAGAGTGGGCCGAGGATCACGAGCAGGAAGGCTACACCGGCAAGGACGCACAAGGCAACGAGGTGGAATACACCCCGCAGCAGGTGCGCCAATACCGCCGCCAGATGGAGAAAGCACTGAAGCAGGCCGACAAAGCCCGCAGCGTGCTGAAGGACCGCCTGGCCAAGGAGTCCGATGCCAAGGCCATCGCCAGCAGGAAGTATCCCTTCGTGCTCGATGCCACCAGCAGCCGCCATGCCCTCGTGAAAGAGATCGAGTCCGAGCATCCCGAGATCAGCCTGAGCCCGCAGCGCGCCCTTCTTCTGGGCCGCCTCGCCGTGGCGAAGCTGCTCGAAAGCGGTGCTTATGAACTCGTGAAGAAAGGCAGCAGCAAACCCGCCGCCGCCAGCGTCGCCAAGAAAGTCGCCCCGCCTGCTCCCCCGCCGCCTGCTCGCCGCCAGGCATCTGCCTCTGACGCCTCCGCACCCTTTGCCAGTCTCGCCATGAGCCTCGCGCAAAACACGGTCGCCAGTCTGAAGCATGCCGCCTGACCTGTGAGACCCGGACCTTTTGCGGAAAACCTGAACCTCAAACTTCACCTTTTCCAAGATCATGCCCGCCACCTTTGAACGCACCCAAGTGGGACGCCGCGAAGACCTCGCCGACGCCATCTACAACATCGACGCGAAGGACTATCCTTTGCTCTCCGCCATCCCGAAAGGGAAAGCCGCCGTCAAGACCCGCTTTGACTGGCAGGCCGACAGCTATGCCACCCCGAGCACCGACGGCGTTGTCGATGGTGCCGACGTGAGCACCTACGAAGACGCCGCCGAAAATCGCGGCCTGCTCTCCAACTACGTCCAGAAGGTGCGCCGCACCCCGATGGTCACGGAGATGGCGCAGGACGTGTCCGACGTGGCCGGCCTCGCATCCGAAATGGCTGGTGCCATCGCCAAGAAGACCATCGAGTGCAAACGCGATGTCGAAGCCACCCTCGGCAGCGACAACGAAGCACAGGCCGACAACGGCACGGTGCCTTACAAGACGCGCGGCCTCGGCAAGTGGGCGCTCAGCACCGCGCAAGCCGTGCTTCCGGTGCCCTCCGCCTTCCGCACGCCCTCCGCCAGCATCGACGCCACCGCGCTTGCCAGCGTGACCCGCGCCGTGGTGAACAACGTCATGAAGAGCCAGTATGCCCAGACCGGCAAACGCGGCACCTACATGTTCGTGTGCGGCACCAGCCTCAAGGCCCGCTTCACCGAAATGGTCGGCTACTCGCCCACCGTGTCCAACTTCACCGCCATCACCCAGACCAATCGCGGCCAGGGCTCGAAGTGGAGCGACACGATCGAGAGCTTCACCGGTGACTTCGGCACCTACGACCTCGTGCTGTCCAACTGGCTCGGCTTCTCCGCCGGTGCGGCCGATGCCCGCCGCGGCTACGCCATCGACCCCTCCATGATGGAACTCAAGTTCAACAAGCAGTGGGCCTACAAGGCGCTGCCTGACCTGGACGGCGGCCCACGTGGTGTGATCAGCGCCATCTTCGGCCTCGCGGTCAAGAACCCGCTCGGCCTCGCGAAGTTCGCCGCTACCGCCGACAGCTAACCCTGACACCGGGGCCGCGTGACGAGCGCGGCCCCGGATTTCTTCCCCTCGCAGATTCATTCTCACCCACTTTTTGAAAGGACACCTTTATGGCTGACCAAGCAGTTACCCTCTCCACCGCCACCAGCGCCAGCAATGGCGTCAAGATCGCCGTTCTCTCGGCAGAAGTCGC